GCTCAGGGCTATTCTGTCCATCAGGTTACTGTCGATCATACGGCACCGAGCCTGAGCGAATTCTGCGACATGCTGAACGATCACGAATTCATCGTCGTTCGCCTCATCTACAGGATGAAGGGGCCTAACGGAGAAAGCCTGCTTCGTGATCGTGGCGACATGATCCTGAACACCTCGCATATCGGGAAGGTTCAGGAGTTCGTCGTGCATCAGAATACTGATGATGGAGATAAGTCCGATGACGCTACGGTTACCTATTCTGATCATCGCTCCAATCCTGTCCGCATGCCTGCTCGCAGGCGCGGCTAAGGCATCGGTCCCGGACGAGGAGACCGTCACCACGCTGGTCGCTATGGTGGCTGGAGCCGAGCTAGGACAGGCTTGGGTTCCGACTGCCATAGCGATAGCGAGGAGGGAGTCTAGGATGCGCTGCGATGCTCTTGGCAGGGGGAAACCGGGCCAAGAGGCAGCAGGCGTCTTCCAAGTCATTCCCCTCGCTGCGAAGCATTTGGGGCTCGACTACAAGCGCATCAGGAGGGACTGCATCTACTCGATCTACGCAGGCATAGCCCACATGAAAGCTTGCCTCGCGTCGAACGGGAACAGGATGAACCACCGGCAGATGAAGCTCTGCCATGTATACGGCATCAATGGATGGAGATTGAAATATGGATGATGAGACCCTGAGCTTCTCTCAACTGCGGAAGAACTCCTGTCGTTTCATCCTGAACGACGGCAAACCATCCTCCTTCATGTTCTGCTCCGCGCCAATGAAGGCAGGCTCTTCATACTGCGAAGAGCATCACAAGATTTGTTACACAAAGCTTGAGAAGACCGGAAACAAGTTCCGGCTTCACAACAAGCTTACAGTCACCGTGCGTTAAATCTTGATGATGTAGTTCATAATCATTGCGGGGGGCATATTCTGATGAGATGTGCCGCCCCCTTCTGGCGCAACAGAATAATTGCTTCCATATGCGCTTCCAAGACCAGATTGATACCTATAGTCAATTGCTGCGATTGGATATCCAGATGAGCTTCCGCTGGTTGTATACAAAGGCGCAGCATGATCATGTGATGGAATTTGGCTAAGGGTTAGCGTCACGTTCTGCGCGCCACCAGATGCACCAAGCGTCGTGCCTGTGATGCTGCTTCCGGCATTCGTGACACGGTTTGCAGCGGAGCCGCCCATGTCATCCTTGCCGAACAGGCTTCGCCCGCGAAGATCCGGCAGGTTGAAGGTCGTGCTTCCGTCACCGGCTCCGTAGGTCGTGGCAATAGCGGAAAACAGGTCGGCATAGGTAGAACGGGAGACTGCCTGTCCGTAGCACAGCAGCCAGCCAGAAGGGGCTGTAGAGCCAGCGTAGGCATTCACGGAGCCTGTAGGTACGCCCGCGCTAACCGAAGGTGCCGTGGACTGCCATGTCGTGCCGTTGCTCGTCAGGACGTTTCCTGTGGTCCCCGGAGCAACGAACTGAGGCGAGCTAGTGCCATTGCCGAGCAGGACATTGTTCGACGTGAGCGTCGTCGTCCCTGTTCCGCCATTCGCCACAGAGAGCGGAAGATCAGCCGTCTCGACGTAGCCAAGCTTGCGGATGTTGGTGCCGTCCGAGATCACGATGGTTCGCAGCGTCCTCGTCACCGTCACGCTGGTTCCCCCGCCAGCGGAGGCAATCGTGATCGCATGGGGACCGCCAGAAGCGTCCGTCGTGCCGTTGTAGACGATCCATTGGCCGCCGACCCCGGAGGGGATGGTGTATGTGACTGGCGCGGAGATCGCTCCGGTGATCGACAGGAATAGCGACTGGTACTGGCCGGAAGTCAGCGCCGCGCTTCCGCCTGTCGCGTTCAAAGAGGTCGTGGACCCAAGCGCAGCATCAATGATGTCCGAATTCGCATTGACCGGGCTGTTCCAGCTATCGATGTACGAATTGTATGCGGGCTTCTCGATGTTCTTGTTTGTCGTGTTGGACATGACCTACCTCAGATATGACGGTTGGCGACTGCGAGAGCCTGCACGACATGCTCATCGGGCTTCTCAAGGATCGCTTCAGTCTGCTTGCCGATGCCCTTCTTGGCAATCTCTGCTGCTCGGATCAGCTTGTCGGCTGCGTCCTCATGGAGGATACGCCCGCCAGAGGCGCGAGCGACGCGACCACCTTGAGCAAGAAGATCATTCTTACGCATGAGGTTTTCATAGAACCTCTTGATGCCCCCCACAGTCTCGTTTCTGAGATTGGGATTTTGCGCCAAAAGAGTGCTGTTCGTGAACTTAGCTCCAAGCTTCTGCCAAAAATCTTCAGGCAAATTATCAAACCTAGTTCCATCAGGTAGCTTCAATAGAGCGGCGGCACCAGCGGAGCCGAAGTAGTGAGATAGACCGAGATCAACATACCCCGGCTCTCTTCCAAGCCTCCTGCGAAGATTTTCAAAATTTTGATTTGTGAAAACCTTTGCAGCAGCGAACTGTTGATCAACCGTTGCGTTCCTTGGGTCGGCAGGAAGGCCAAGGTCAGGATTGTTCATCCTGATGGACTGCCATGTTTCAGGCATGAACTGATATCGACCAGCAGCATTCGACAGAGGATTGGTTGCCCTCAGATCGCCGCCGCTCTCAACCATGCCGATAGCCTGCAAGTACTTTTGCAAACCTTGATCTTCAACTTCGCTTCCCCTCACACGCTCTGGAGCAGAAGCGGTGTAGATGCCAGCCCTAGCCAAGGGGGATGTAGCAGCAGAAGCTGCACGACCAGCCCGGCCAGCGGCGTAATTGAGAGTTCCAAGAACCCTCGGGGAATGCGCTGCCAGCCCCGCAACTGCAACTGGGAACCCAGCGGCAGCGCCAGCCATGCCAGCACCAAGTCCGGTCGTGCCAAGGATGGCGCCCCTGACACCATGCGGGAATATGCTGTTAAGCTCCGCACCGGCGACCATGTATGGAAGATTTGGATTGTGCTTTGAAAGTTCAGACAGGAGGCTACGCTTTGTCTCAGAGTCCTTGATCTTCAAAATCTTCTTTAGGGCGGCATACTGGTTCTTTCCAGATCCAATTCCAAACTCAGAAATAATTGCTCTAAGCTGCTCCCTAGCTTCATTATATGCCTTCATCGTGCTGGCATACTGCTTTCCAATCTTTGGGTCATCTGTAATTGTCTTGAGGACCGAATCCCTGACTATATCAACAGCCTTTCTATCGGGAGTGCCTTTTTGGAATCTATCTGCAATATCATCAATAGCCATCTTGAGAACGTGAGCACCCTCAAGCGTAGAATGCATAGAACCGGGCGCGGCAGACTTAAATCTATTTACTTTATTGACAACATCATTCAACGCATTTGCTGCGCCTTCGCGAATTTTAATGATCTTCCCAGTAACAGGATCTATAGAATATGCCAGCTTCATTGCATCCGAAATTGCAGGATCAATTCTGCTTGAAAATTTGATTGCAGGAATACCAGCTTGACCAAAAGTTGCCTGCTGAGACTTGAAGAAATTTGCATTTTTTTCATCAAATGCTTTATAGAGAGCGTCCTTAAAGCTATCCACCATTTCAAGAGGTCTAGATGCTCCAGTTTGATATGATCTAAAAATTTCCCTCTGCTCAGGGGTTCCATACCTAGCAACCTTTGCAGCGTCCTTGAGTGACTCTACAGAGGAGCCTGAAAGAAAGGATTCAACATACGGAACGATTTTTGCCGCACCCGCGACTGGAAGGGTCGCGACCCTGACGCCAGCGTACAAAGGATCAATGAACTGCGCTGCCTGACCCGTTCGCTCAAGAGCCTTCGCAGCCGCGCCAGCCATACCAGCGGTCTTGCCTGCGAGACCAGTAGCCTTGGCGACGGCAGTTGTTCCGCCTGTGATGGCAAGAGAAATGTCACTAAGAATAGATGCCGGGTCTTCTGCTAATGCTCTCTTGAATTCCTTCATTGATCCATATTTATTTACATAATCGGCAACAATTGCATCCAGCAGAGCTTCGTTTTGTTTCTTCTGCTGCGGATCTTGCTCAGAAAAAAGTCCTTCAAGCTTTGAATATACTCCAGATCCAAGCTGACCAAGAGCCTTGCCAGTTTCGACCGGAGACGTTACCGCGTGAATGATTTCCTTGCCCATCTTGATGGTGGAAGGAATAATCTGAGACGCAGCACCCTTGGCAGTCTCTTCCCAACTCAATTCAGGGGCTTCTTGAGGAGGATTCTGAACCGGGGCGCGAATCGGCCTGCTCCCTGCTTCAGTTCCCTTCACGGGTACTGGAGACGTTGTTTCTGGAGATCCAAGCAAAAACTCCATGCCGCCACTCTTAGATTGAGTGGCATCAAGAGCCTGTCCTTCGGCGGGGGAACCCAGAATGAATTCCATTATTGCCTCGCTCCACTAAAGTAACTTATGAGCCTGCGAGCGCGATCTTCGCCAAACTTACTTACCATTGCTTTTTCAAAATTAGGATCATAATTTCCAGCATTTTTTATCATATATGATAGAATGGATGGAGCTACATCAACAATTCTTCCAGAAGCATCTCTAGCTTGCAGAGGTCCAAACAATGACTGAATGTCAGATTTGTCTTTAGCAAGCCTTCCGCGAGAAGCTTCATTGAATGCTTCAGAGAGACCATAACCAGAGACCAAGCTCTGAGCGGGAGTCAATCCATGAGTATTCTCAATGTGGTTTCTGTAATTATTGTAAAATGCAGCTTCATCCCTTGCGATCATATCACTTGCAATCATAGTAGAAACAAGCTCAGATGCACCCCTCTTGGTCTGAATATCGCTTGGAATGGAATTAAGGATATTTTGAATTGACTGATATGCCCTCTGCTGCATTTGATCGGCGCTGGCAGAAGACATTGCAGCTTTCATTTTATTTATAATTTCAAATGCAGATTGAGTATTCATTATATCTGGAGGCAATTGAATTCCAGCAGCATTCATAAGCGGAACTATGCGCTGGAAAAGAGGATTGAAAAATTGAGCTTGAAGCGGACCAGTAAGTTTATCAGGGAGTCGAGAAATTGCCTCCGCAAAGGCAAAAGTGTTTGGAGTATTATTCCTAGCCTGCAAAGCCCTTTCTTCAGCACCAGTAAATGGATTTGCAGATGGATCGGTTTTCATATTTTCAGGATTTACGCTCTCAGCCCGCACAGCATTTTGGCTGGCGAGATTCGCGATTTGCGGAGACACAGTTGCGCTAGCCTGCGAACGCGCGGGAGGAGTGACTGTAGACGGGCCACCCGGCTGTGCAGAAGTCCTAGGAACGAGCGAGTAGCGATTGCGATTAAGCATATATTCAGATCGCCTAATCGCCATTGGATTATTGTTCTCATCAAATACCATAACATATGGAATTCCATTTCGATCAAAGAAGGATTGAACAGCAGTCTCTTGCTGAAGCTTTGCTGCTTCAGCTTCTGTCCTGCCACGCTCGGCAGCCTTGGTCTTCACGTTCTCATAAGCCTGCGCCCCGGCTCCAAGACCCTGAAGAAGGGCAGAGCCAAGATAGCGGCTGGGAGAAGAAGCCATAGCCCCAAGGCCGGTCAGGAGAGGAACGAGGAAGTTCTCGCTCGCAACCGCGCCAAGAAGGCCGGAACCACCCGATCCACCAGACATCGGGGCCTGCTCTGGAGCCTGCGGCTGTGTCATCATGAGAGGCGAAGCATCAGCCACGCCGGGAGCAGGCTGCTCTGTGGTTGTCGCTGCTTCTTCATTGACATTCGTCCTCCCCTGACCGGGAACGGGACGAACTTCAATAGGAGCAGGAAGCGGAGGTGCAGTCCCAGCCGCAGTAGTTGCAGGTGCAGGAACAACTCCTCCGGCAGGAGTAGGCGCAGAGGCAGACGAGGTAGGCACAACACCAGATGCCGCAGGAACCGCAGGAGCGACAAGATCGCCAGTTCCCGGCACCGCTTCTTCACCAGAAGGAGTGCTTCTCGGAAGGAATGCATCCCTTCCAGCCGCCCGAATTGCCAAACGCTGCGCTTGATCAAAGATAGCTCCGGGGACGCGAAGTGCGGGATGACGCCCTTCAGCACCCATATCAATCCTTTTCATTGCTTCGTTGTATAGCCTGTCAGCTTCGGCTCGCTGCTCAGGTGTATATCTTTCAGGAGGCCCAACAGGAATTTCACCCGGAAGTCCCGCGTCAGCAGGAGTCTGTGCAATAGGAATTCCGCGCGGCATTCCTGCTTCAGGAGAAGCATGCCCAGCCCTGACGATCCTGTGCGCTTCGCGAGCAGCATTTGCTCGCTCTTCAGGAGACAGTTCGCCCATTGATGGAGTGAGAACATCTTCCTGAGTAACCGGGAACTGACTTGTTTCTCCGTTAAAAATATTTTCAGTAACTGGGAAACCGCCAGCCTGATAACCATGTCTACCGGCAACACCACCATATGCCATTACGGGGATTGCAATTTCATTTGGATTATATGTGATAGGATTTTGATTCTGAGTCTGATTTGCGTTCGAGCTTCTGCCTCGCATCCACTCAGGAAGAATCTCGCTGGGATTGGCAATCAATCCAAGATTAGGATTGTATGCACCTCCAGATCCAACGAGACCTCGACCTTCCTTGCGACCGGCAGTCATTTGCTGACCATACTGATTGTATGTCGGCTTGACTTCCTCTCGACCAAGTAGGGCAGTCTTTCCTGTTTCATATGCACCAGAAGCCACGTTCGCCATCTTCTCGGCTTGCTGGTAGGTATCCATAGCCTCCTGCATACCGGACTTAAGAGGCTCAGGAGCCTTGGAGGGACGCATCAACTCCATCGACTTGACGGGATCGCGAGCCTGCATGGCGGGGATGTTCAGACCGGCGGGACGACCCATCGAGCCGTACATCTGCTGCTGCATGGCGAGGACACGGTCCAGATCCATAGGACCGCCATCCGCCATATGCGGGACAACCCCGCCAGAAGCGAACCCGCCATAGATCGATGCAGCCATGCGGCCCATTTGCATCAGGTCGCGAACAGTCGGGTCTTGGACAGGCTGCGCCGAAACTCCACCAGCAGGCTTCAGGGAAGCTGGTTCCTTGGGTTTGCTGATATCCTCGGGGACGTACTCTTCGCTCGCCTCGGAGTACGGAAGACCACCCTGCGCGTATCCTGCAACGCCACCAGAAGCGTACTGAGGAACGCCAGCCGGAACATCGGCAGCGTAGTTCAGCGGACGCACCGAGATCGTCGTGGGGGCCAGAGGACGGCTTGGGATGTTGATCTCCCGCATCGTGCTGCTGTACGGACCCTTGCGAGGATCAGGGTTCCCATACAAGCCAACATGCCCATACGGGTACATCTCGCGGTGCATCGTGAGCATCCGCCGGATGTCCTCGACGTTGCCACCACCAGCGAAGCCAAGCCCCGCCATGTCAGGAGTGACTGCGCCACCCTCAGACGAAGGCGCGAGACCGCCGCCATAAGCCTTCTTGTGGCGAGCAGCGTCATCTGTCGCAGCCCGGTAGTCCACGGTCTTGTACCCGCCAGCGAGGCCCACAGCATCAGGATGCTTCTTCTCGACCTCATCAGCCATGAGACCGATATGCGTCCTGCCATCCGCCATCGTGTAGCGGTAGAGCTTCTGACCGTCCTTGAGCTTGCCGATCTCCTCGACGTTGCCCTTGAGGCGACGATCCGAGAAGAAGCTCGACGGCTGCTGGGTCGTTGTGGTGCTGCCCGAGAGCGCACCAGTTCCCATCGCGATGTTCGCGAGGAACTGCGCCACTTGGAACGGGTAGCCCTGCTCCTGAAGAAACTGGTTGTAGCGAGCGGTGAGATCAGCCTGCTGCGTCTGCTGCTCTGCCGTGCCAGACGCAAGCTGGGCCTGTGCGCCCTGTAGGGCAGCCTGCTGCGCCCCCGTGCCAAGACCAGCAATCTGCTGCCCAGCAGTCATCTGGCGCGCGAGATCCTGCGCCACGACACCCTGCTGGCCCGCAGCGGTCTGCACGGCCTGCCCATAGCCCTGAGCGTAGATCGGTGCCATAGCCTGAGCGGTGCCCAGCTGCTGCTGGCGCGCAAGGTTCGCGGCCACAAGGCCAGCACGATCCCCGCCGAACGCACCAGACCTGATGGCATTCGCCGTCTGCCCCATCATTTCTTCCTGCTGCTGCTGGCGCAGAGCCTGATAGGTCGGACGAGCAACGGATTCGATGTAGGGGTTCTCGTAGTAGGAAATCTGGCCCGGCGTCAAAGGACCGACGTTTCGCGCCCCTGCGAGCGTCATGCCCGCGCCAGCACCATAGAACGGCTGCGCGAGGTTGGCGGCTGCGCTCGTACCCGAGATGCCAGCCTGCTGCGTTTCCGTAAGGGGCGCGACGAACTGCCCCGTGTATTCCTGAAATGGGGTCTGGGCGACCTGCTCTGCCCGCGCATTGACTGCGTTGTACCGAGCCAGAACTTCCGGCGGAATCGATACCTGTTGGGTAGATGTCGAGGTCTTTCCGCTGCCCATCTTAGTGTTCCTTTGCTCCTGTTACCGCACCGTACAGGAAAAACGCCCCGCTGGGCTTGCCGAACTGCCTTTCATAGAGACGAACCTTCGCCTCCGTCCGGTTGTTCGACAATACACCAATGATCAGAGGAATACCCAGAGCATCGGCAACGGACTTGCTGAATTCGCAAAGCCGCCGCGCGCGACCACCCTTTGCATTTCGGTAGTCTGGGTGAATGAAGATTGCCTTCTCCTCCAGAACTTCTCGATCACTATACCACATGTTTCCTACGCGAAGCAAAACAGCACCCTCGGGCTTCCTGCTTTCGCCAATCACCCCGACAATGCCCCGATCCTTGTTCAGGGCGGGCCAGATTTCCGCGAGAAGCTTGTGCGGATTCGGCTCCACAAAGCCGTTTTCGTCGCAAGCAGCCAGCGCCAGATCCATGATGTCGTGAACATCTTCCGGTGTCCCTACCCTGACTTTGATATCCTGCATGTTACCTCAATCCTTCTTAGGACCGGGGAGAGATTTCAACGTAGCGACAGTCTTGGCTCGCATCTTCTTGACGAAGCTATCCAAAACCTTATGCCCAGCATCCATGTTGCCGCCCCCGATTCGGACAACATCGTCTGGGTGTATCACATACTCCCCGCCAGCGGCCACAATCGGCACCGTCGAGGTCATGCCCATGTCCGCGCCCGGCGCACCAAACTTGCGCGTCGAGAAGATGCTGTTGGCGACCTTGAAGCCCGCCATCGTGTTCCCCTCGCCCATAGACGAGATGATGTCGGCAGGGATCACATAGGCCCCGGACGGAACATGCATCGGCAGATGGTCCGTGCGGCCTGCAACCGCGCTATGGATCGGCCCCGTGTGGACACGCTCACCGGCAGGCTGCGGAGGAGCCATCAAAGGACCACCCTCTGCGCGAGCCTTCCTAGCGGTGCTGAGAGCGATGGCGATAGCCTGCTTCTGCGGACGTCCCGTGGACACAAGCTCGCTGATGTTCTTGCTGATGACCTTCTGAGACTTTCCCTTGGCAAGCGGCATGGCATCATCCCACGAAGTAGGTCACGTTGATCGACTGCCCGGTTCCGGGAGAGATCACTAGACCAGAGTTGAAGACCTGACCGAGAGGGTACATCCCCGCTGTATTCGGGACCGAGAAGAGCTTGTTGGATGCGGCCGCGCCAGCAACGGTCGATGAATTGTAGATCGATCCTGCCGCAGACCCAGCCACGACAACGCACACGTTCACCAGATAGCCAGCCTTGTCTATGACGAGGGTGCTGCCGGTGACAGTCTGGGAGGTTGCGTTACCCTGCGCGCGCGTGAGCGCAAGACCGGTGTTGCTGAGTGCAACGACACCATTTTTCTGCGTTGTAAGAATGTCAGCAAGACTAGCCATCAGAATCTACCATCCTGCTGAAGCCTGTATCGGATATTCCCAAGTCTCCAGAATGTACCAATGTCATTGCTCTCAATCTTGATTGAGACAAGGCGACCCCGGAACCTAGGCGTAATGAATGTGGTGTTCTGGGTCATTGTGTATGGGCCATACTCAAGGGGAGTCTGCCCGGCATAATCTGTGACGTAGAACGTGATTATTACGTTCGCGTTCTGCGTTCCGCCATAGTAGCCCCATTTCATATCGGGCCAAATCTGATCGATGAACATCTTAACGTCAGCTTCCGTCATGGCGAAGTAGCCAGTCTGGAAGGAGGAAACCATCGGAGCCCCATCGGCATCCGTCGATGTCTCATGCTGGTAGATGTACTGATTGGGAGCAGCACCAATCGGAGGCCCAAGCACGGATTCGTTGATCCATGCCGTCCGGGCAAGCTCGCCAAAGTCCCATTGATCAAGGATGGTGTTGTACTTGACGTAGTGGCTCACCTCGCCACCATTGCTGTTGGTCGGGTAGTACCAAGTGATTTCGCCAAAACGGCTATTGGGTGCGATGCGGATCTTGTCGAGGTTGTTCGTATCCAGATCCTGAAAGATCACATCCCAGACAGGGCAGCGGATCGGTTCGACACCATTCCCAGCCAAACGGAAGAACTGGCTCTGGCCCATCCAGTAGACGATCCCGTTCATGGAACCAGCAGCCTTGCGACCGATCAGGCCGCAGCCCGTGCCAAGCTCATTGAACTGGTAGACATACGGAGGGCCGGAGTACTGCATCGCCCAGATGCCGAGATCCGTCCAGATCAAGCCCTGCTGAGGCCCCTGAATGCATTGAACGATGCGAGAGCCCTTGGGAATGCGATAGGAACCAGCCTGATTGGTGATCAGGGCAATCCATGTGTCGTAATTGTTTACGTCGCACCAGCGGATAAGCAGAGGATCACCAATTCCCGTGAAGGTAGATCCCCACGCAACAATCTGTCGCTGTGGCATAGCAACGAACATTCCTGCGTTGACCGAAGGAGCGTTCGCAATCACAGTCGCAATCACATCGCCGCTGGTAGGATTCCATTGATAGATCGGACCATTGAGCGGACAGGCAATCAGGATCTCGCCCCAGTTGTCCAGCGTCCAATCAACAGCATTGATTGGAGTGCCGACATCAGGAGTTGGTGTCACTCCGCTTCCGAAGCCACCAGTACCAAAACCACCAACACCAAAACCAGAGCCAGTTTGAAGTGGGCCAATGCCATTAAGATACACAAAGTGTGCATCTCCTCCATTTTCAAAAGCATTAGCCGTGGAAGTTGCCTGACTATTTGCTGAAATGGTGAAGACGCTGCTGCTTGTTACAGAAGTAACGATGTAGTTGCCGTATATTGTAACTCCACCAACAGATGTTGCTACTAGAGCTGTGAATGTGCTTCCAACTACATATCCATGATTTGCAAGAGTTACATCGACAAAATCACTTCCGTTTGTAGTGTCGTACTCAGGGACTACGCCACCATTGGAGACAGTAGAGGTCGCTAGGGCAGGAGACCCAAGAGCATCTCTAGCCTCAATCGTGTAGCTGGTTCCGCTGACGGGAGTGACCCTGTACTGACCAAACAGGACAAGACCGCCGACGCTTACCTGAGTCTGAATGTTCACTACATCGTATGAATCAACTGTAAAATTTGAATCAACAATTGTTACCGTGCTGCTTCCCGATGTGGTGGAGAAGTCAACCGCAGCATCCGAATCAACGGTCTGAGGAGTGATATCATTCTCAACTCCGCTGTTGATCACCTCAAGAGTCTTACCACCACCAGCGGCAATGCCCTCCGCGCCAACAGCGAGGTACGAATTCGCGTTCGTGTCCTCCCATGCCCACAAGCAGCGAACGATGCTGCCGATAGTGTTAGGGAAGAACTTCGTCCATCCACCAAGCTTCTGGACAAGACCTCCAAGCGTCCGATCAGGGATGAACCTGATCAGTTGGCTCTCGCTGATCGCTGCTTCATTCAGGGCTGGCGTCTTGTTCTGATCGACGCCCGGAAGGAGCTTGAAGGAGGCATGAGGCATGATCAGCCTCGCGTCGGAGTCGCAGTCGCAGACTGAGACTGCGACGACCAAGCCGCAGCCTCAAACTTCTTGCGGTTCTCTTCCGCCATCGCACCCTTCAGAAGAGCCTGATACTGGCTCTCATAGGTGATAGCCATCTGGGGATCGTCGTTGGCGCGGCCAAAGTTCCGCTGGTATCCAGAGACGTAGATCATGCTCGCCATGATCATCACGTCAGGCAGATACAAGCTGATGAACGTGGTCGTGTTGGTCGCGGAAAGGCTGCTGGGCCTGTAGGTTCCGATGATCTCCACCGTGTAAGCGGCATCAGGATACGGACCAAGCAGAAACGTGTAGTCATCGAATGGGCAGAAGTATCGCGGAATGCCCGTGTTCGATGCCGACCCATAGACGATGTCAAGAAACTCCTTGGTGCAGGGAAGAAGCGAGTTCCTAGTTCCAAGGTCGGGATTGCTTGTTCCGGCAGGCGTAATGATGTTGATCTGCTCGGGGACGACGAACGTACCAGACGGCACGTTGATCTGCCTGCTGCCGACGACTGTGCTGTAATCTGTATTTGCAATCGAAGTGAATAGGAAGTCGAGATCGCGATAGATCCTGTTCTCCGCATAGGTGATCATTTGCGGAAGGATCGTCACGAACGCAGGATCGGTCTCCTCGACCACGGCCAAGGTAGCGATCTGCGTCACATACTGAGAGTAGGTAAGGCCGGTCGTCATTTGCGGCTCCGTTTCCCCCTCAGTCTAGCAGCTTCAAGTCTTTGCGGATAGCCTCGCGTAAGCCTCCGCAAGCTTCGTGTCATAGGCATTCTTTGCGTAACCGGGACCGTTGTAGCCCTTGGCAAAGGCAGCCCAGTCCTTGAACTTCAGGGGGCGAACCAGATTGGCACTTCGGATGAACTCACCCATGTGACGAAGCTGATTGGCCTCGGATGCCATAGCTTCGTCAACCATATCCTCAACAGACTTGCATCCAGCCATCCTGAAGTTCGATCCCATGACCTGCCCAAGTCCCCATGACGTAGACATCAGGGCAGCATGTTCATCGATCTCGCAGGCCCGCTGGATCTCGTCGTAGACCGCATCAGAACCCTTCGGATAGGGCTTCATGCCCCAAGCCTGATAGGCGAGGCCAGCTTCCGTAGCCCGCGCCAGAAGGACCGGCCTGTCGAAGACATGCTTGTAGAAGTAGTGCCGCTCAAAGAGAGCTTTGGGCCTGCCCTTGGAATCATACCCGGAGCCAGCAGCCTCGACGGCAATCACCGCACGAAAGGCAGCAGGCTCGATCTCCAGATGGTTGGCGAGAGCGTCGATCTCATCTGTGGTGATCTTCCGCGCCTCGCCATGAAAGCTACGCATCACCTCTTCTCCGCGAGAAGAGCAGTCTTCTGCTGACTGCTGTTGCTGCTGCCAAAATAGTAAGCGATGACCTGCTCAGCTTTTGCAGAAACGAATCCGATCAGAGTTCCGACTGTGGTTGCCATCAAGGGATCTTTCATGCCCTCAACAACGCCTAGCAGAACCATGAAGACCGTGCCCATGAACCCCGCCACGATCACGAACGCAAGAACGCGCGGCATCCAGTCCCGCACCTGAACCTCTCGACGCCGGGCGCTGTCCCGATCATCGGAAGCGATCTTCTCAAGATCGATATCAAGCTCCTTCATACGGATGGCAAAGTCGTTCTCAGCCTGCTTCAGAGCCAGAAGCTGATCTGGCGTGGCATTGTTGACTGCCTTGGCGATGTCGTCCTTGGACGAATCGTTGGGAATGCCAAGCGCATCCGTGATGAACTTGGCCGCCATGCCTCCAATCGGACCACCAACAGCAGTCGCAAGGCTGGGCGCAACGGCACCAATGATCTTCATAAAGTCCATTACTTCTTCCTCCTAGTCTTCTTTGGAGCAGGCTTGTGATGAATTTTCTCTATCGTAGCAGCATACTTGCCAGTTGCAGCAAGATAAAGGTAGCCAAAAGCGACAATACTAATTCCCGCATCTTTCAGAGCCCATAGCGGCATATCCGTGTCGGACGGAGAAACTCCGGTCATCAGGAACTGAATATTCCTGAAAGCCTGCGCCGAAAGACCAAGTGCCGCAACAAGAAGTCCAATCTTATGCCAAGTTGGATATAGACGCATCTTCTCTCGAAGAGCGCCAGCAAATATGATGCAAGCAGCAGTTATGTTTGTAATGGTTAAAACAGAAAATCCAATAGTTTCTACGCTCAATTTCGCCTCCTCTTAGGGGGCTTTGACCTCAAATTCCTGCTCATGGACTTAACATCAGAGGCAACCTCAAATATATCTTTGTCCTCTTTCTTCTCAAAGAAATTTACAAGTATGCTTAAGACAAATACAGACATGACGCCAATGACATATCCGACTGCAAGAGCAGCATCGGCATTGTTTACGTCGATGCCTATGTAGTGAGAGACAATTCCACCCAGAGTGATGGATGCGGCAACAGCGATTCCGCCAACGATTGCACCAGCGGCAAGCTTTCCGTATTGGTGAAGCTTCTTCGGCTGCCAGAAGAACGACACCGAAAGCCCGCCAAAGAAGCCAGCGATAGCTGTAAGAGCCTTGCCAATCGCAAAGCCGCTAGCTGCGCTGCTGACAGGCTCTGTCACTTCTAGGCCACCTTCTTCTCTGGGTTTGCCATCTGGTCTTCGATATACCGCAAATTGCCGACGAGTCGAAGATCATTGGGTGTCTTCTCGACGGCAAGCTTTGCCTGCTCCAGAGCGACCTGATGCATACCGATCTGCCAAGCCGAGATGCTTGCCAAATCGTGCGGCCAATGTCCCCAGACTTCTGGATCGCAAGTGTAGACCAGATCGCGATTGACGATCTTCAGGGCGCGCATGGCGAAGGCAAAGCACTCCTCCCATCGACCCTGCCGGTACATCAGCATGGCAAGCTCGCACCAAGGCTCGCGCGTGTTGGGAGCCTCTGCCGCTGCGCGGACGTACCAATGCTCTGCCTGATACTGATCGCCTAGCTCGTTGTAGGACTTCCCGAGCAGGCGCATAGCGTAGCACCGCTCATTGGGCCAAGTAGCCCCCGGAAGGTCGAGGTAGCTCTTCAGAGCCTTGATGGCATCGTCCCAGCGAGCGTGGAACGTCAGTTCGCGAGCGTAGTAGAAGCCATTGCGCGGGCAGTCAGGATCTTCCTGCACGGACAGGGAGAGCAGGTCGAGGTACTGCCCCCGGCTCTTGGTAGGGTCAGGATGATGGCTGACCAGAAGCTTCTCTGTCTGCGCCCAGTTCTCGGTGATGCGACCATCTGGCACGGGATACTCATGGCAGGGATGATGCCAGCGATAGCCATGACGAGCATGGATCTTCTCGTACATGAACTTGATGCCGCATCCCCAGTCGAACATGTATCGAAGGCGAGTGGTCTCTCCCAGCTTCCACACACGCTCGATCTCTTCGCGCCAGCCCGGCTCCATGACCTCGTCCAGATCAAGGCTGATGCAGATGTCAATGTCGCGAGGAATCAGGGCGAGAGCAGCATTCCGCGCCAGATCAAATCGCCAAGGTGTGATGCAGATGTCGTGGACAACTGCCCCACACCTGCGGGCTTCTTCAAACGTCCCATCCGTGCTGCCGGTGTCGGCAATCATGATCAGATCAGCATCCTTTGACGAGTTGCAGAACCTCTCAACAAAGTGCTTTTCGTTCTTGCTGATTGCATAAACGCAAATTTTCATGTGGTCCCCCTCAGAACCAAAGAGATTCGTATTCCGGCATGGTGGACGCAGGCTCGCGAGAAATAGTGAACGAGGCTTTTACGGTTGAGGTCCTTAAAAGTCACATCATCGCTAAACCAATTCAGCGGAAGAACTTCAAACATGAATTACCAGCTCACTCATTTAGAATCGAAGGCCAAACTGCTTTGAGTTCTTCTGGGGTTGATGCTAATGCAATTTGCGTATCCTTTGTCACGTCGCGAAGAAGATTTTTCTTGGCAACAATGTCTAAAGTTATGGAGTTGGTCTCCAAGGCTCTTTGGTATTCCACGTCAAGCTTGACCAGCAGAGGTGCACGCGCCTCACGCATTCTGTCTTTGTGGATCTCTCTAGCCTTGTCCATGTTGATGTGGATCATTCTCGGTACTCCCAAGCATCCCTGAACGTGCGATCAGATGGTACGTCAGATATGTGGATGATCTTGAACGGCTTACCAAAGGGAACATCTTTAGCCGCAATCTCATCTAAGGTAAGTTCACAATCAGCTGGAATTACAACAGCAATTCCGCCCTCGTCAGTAGGATAAATGATTCGCCATTCTGACATTGTTTTTTCCTATCGAACTGCCATTACGTAAACATAATCTCGGTCAAATGCGTTGTTACCCGGAGTGCCAACGATGATGCGAACTGCCGAAGTGGTGATGGTTGCCGGATTTTTTAGCGCAACTACCCCGTTCGGAGCAGCGTCACCGTTACCTTGTTGAGAAAAGCCTGCACAAGCATAATTGGCGTCCGGAAAATTATTGGTAAAGTTTATGGTGTAGTCCCCAACTCCATTGTCCGTTAGGGAAGAAACATTTCCAGAACTTCTAATTGCAATTGTTCCTGTTCCGTTAAAATTTACCCAAGCGCGCACCCCATATGCGATAGCACCAGAACCGTATCCACTGTTGAAGGACAGATCGCTGCTGATCACCACCGAGGAGTTGACCTTCAGGGTAGATGCCAGCGACGTGGCACCCTTTACGTCGATTGCCGAAGAGAATGTGGCTACGCCAGAAACTTGGAACGTACCAGAGACGCT